ACGATTTAAATTTTTCAAACAATTTTGCGAATACAACTTACTGTCACGTTGGCTCTGATGGAAATTTTGGCAACGCAAATACTTCGCCACACACATTAAGCACGGGTTCAGCGGATGTTTTTACTTTCAACGGCGATAGTTCTAGTAACACGGATGCTTCTTTCGCCACTGTTGAAATAGGAGACCTCGCATGAGTGAAGTAAAGACAAACAAAATCTCCAGCCTTGCGAGTAACAACGACATCACCCTCGACCCTGATGGCACGGGCAAGACAGTCGTTCAGGGCGGTGATGACAATTATTTCTTTGCAGTTAAAGGCGCAACCTATGGGCTGCGCTACAACTCCAACACGTCATCTACACAGATGATGATTGAGGCGGTAGACGACACGCTTGTTGCATCGCATGAGCCGCTTTTCATCGGTGGTTCTACGGTTAATCTTGGCATCGCTGGCTCCACAAAGATGGTCATTGCCAGCGACGGCAAGGTTGGGATTGGCGAAACCAGTCCTCTCGGCACCGCCCACATCCGCACTAGCGATGCCAGCATCACAAGCGTCAATGGAAACGCTGACGAGCTTATCCTGGAAAACAACGGCAACTGTGGCATGTCCATCGCTTCTAACACTGGCGGCGAAGGCAACATCAATTTTATTGACAGTGGCGACACCAACATTGGCCGTATCCAGTACACACATGCTGATGATTTCATGCGCTTTCGCATCAACGATGCAGAACGCTTTAGAATCAGCTCAACAGGCCGTATGGAGATGCAAACACCGACTGCTGAGACAGGGGTTTTGCAGTCTTGCCGCATTGACTGGCGAAACGAAAACAACGCTGGCATCATGGCCGGTATTGGCGTTGTTCGTACTGCAGCCGGAAATGCCCCCGGCGCGTTTGTTATTCGCACGAGCACCAATGTAGACAGCGCATCAAACAACAGTGACGGTGAGATTTCAGAAAAGTTCAGGGTAGCGCCCAACGGTGATCTGACGGCGACTGACACATCTATCTCTTCAAACTCTGACCAGAGACTGAAAGAGAACATCGCAGACTTTGAATATGACCTGACCAAGTTTAAGCAGTTTCAGACTCGCACATTTGACTGGAAACAACCGCATCTGCACGGCGACAAGTCTGATGTAAGGGGCTTCATTGCTCAAGAGTTAGAGACAGTTGACTCCTACTGGGTGCAAGAAATTGAGGTTCAGTCAGACAGCGACGATTATCAATATCTTCCTGACACGGACTTGCCTTATGGCCCCAATAACAATTACAAGCCGGACGACGCTGCGGAGACTGACACTGAACGGACAGCACGTTTCGCAAAAACCTCAAAGCTGGGTCAAAAGGATGCGATGTATGTTTCGGTCATCCAACAGTTGCTTACCAAGATCGAAACGCTTGAGACGAAAGTTGCAGCCTTAGAGGCAGGTGAGTAATGGCCTTCGGTACACTCAAAGCAGATACCCTGACGCACTCGACTTCGGGTTCGCTGACTACGAATTATGTTGTCGAGGGTACTTTAAAGCATAGAGGACACTACGACCAATTTGGTGTAACCGTTTCTTCTCTAACAGATAGTCTCAACAATAGCAGCATTTCAGACGACGGTACTGGTGATGTGACAGTAAATAGAACTGCGGCATTGGCAAATACAGGTTACTCGTCTTCGGGCGGCACTAACTTTAACGGAACTGTTATGTTTAGCAATGCAACAGGAAAATATACCACTACTGCAACCCAAGTATTAACCAAAACAACTAGCACACTCGCCGCCGCAGACAATAATAATGTTAGCTTTATGATTTCGGGAGACCTCGCATGACGACTACCCCTGACTTTACCGGCACACATCTATGGGACAGGCTCTGCTGGGCCAAAGAGAACCTGGAAGGTGTGCAGTCAGACTACCGTGTCGTGTACGAAGACAGCCTAGACGAGTGCGCCAAGATACTGGTGCCCGACCCCAACTGGATGGCCTGCGCGCTGCAAGGTGGGATATTACCCCCGGTATGGGTATACTGGGAACTGGCGAAGGACGAGGCGCAGCCCGACTTCAAGAAACACACACGCGGCTACTTGCTGCACAAAACAGAACCAATGGGGCCAATGACCGAAGAAGAGGCAATTGAATACCTCATCCAAAAGGACGTACCACAGTCTGTATGGCAGTCGTGGGACGAGGGCAACCGCCCGAAGATGGTGATCTGTCGGAAGGAGCAGCTTCCGGCGACACGCGAGTGGAGAAACGCATGGCGTATCTCTGATGAACTGGCAGCTTAGAGGAGCAGAAAATGCCGACAACTTACATCGTAGACAAGGACGGGAACCAGATTGACGCTTCCAAGGCCACCGTTCCTTCTGACCGTCACTTTCGCGGTGCATGGTCCCTGAGTGGCAGCGTCATCAGCGAGGACATGGCAAAGGCCAAAGAGATCTTCAAGGACAAAATCCGCGAAGTACGCCAGCCGCTGCTGGATGCAGAGGATGTTGCATACATGAAGGCTTTAGAGGCTGACGATGCGTCGGCCAAGACCGCTTCTGTAAACAAGAAGAAAGCACTGCGCGATGCGCCGGCAGCAAAGGCAATCACAGATGCAGATACGATTGCCAAGCTCAAGGCAGCTTGGGATACGTCTGTCCTTGGCGACTCACCCTACGCATAAGGAGAAAGACAGTGGCGCTGACAAAAATTACAGGAGAAGGCGTTGGTGACGTAGATAGCCTGACGGTGGGCACCACATCGTCTGGTGAGTTCAATGCGCTAACAATTAGTCAGGCCAATAACACTAGTGGCAATGAAAGTCGTATTCGTTTTAAGCGGACCACTGATGGCGGCGCAGACCGCGAGGTGGCTGCAATCGTCGCTGACCGCGTTGGCGGCAATGACACTGCGCTGGTGTTTGAAACCAATACGGACGGTTCTGATGGCTCAACGGAGAGGGTCAGAATAACCCAGGATGGAAAAGTCGGCATCGGAACAAGCGATCCAGACGAATCTATTCATTGCACGGGCGCTATTATGTCTACTGGCGTTGCAACAACAGCAGTAGCATCTAGTTCGACCTTTGATTTTACCAGTGGCAATATGCGGCTTATCACTCGTGGCGCGGATACCTCAACAAGAGGTGGCCTTCAAGTTATTAGTCAGGCGTCAAACGGTGGCAGTTCAATTTCTCCTCTTGTTATCAACACCGCAGGGCAGATTGCCACTGGGAATGGCACGGTAGATAGCAGTCGATGTAATGTCGGCACTTTAGTCGTTAATGCCGACACAACCGGTTCAAGTGAAACGCAGATACAAGTTAGAGCGCCGCAAAACACAGACAGCACTGTCCGAAACTATGTATTGTTTTACCGAAATGACGGAACAATCATCGGCAACATCGGTTGTAATAACAGTAGCACTGCTTACAACACATCAAGTGATTACAGGCTCAAAGAACATGTAGCTGATATGACCGGCGCAATCGCAAGAGTTAAAAAGCTATCTCCCAAGAGGTTCAGCTGGATTGTAGATGAGCTTGACGCGGCAAATGTAGACGGCTTCCTTGCCCACGAGGCGCAGACTGTCGTGCCAGAAGCTGTACACGGCACACACAATCAAGTCGATGATGCGGGAGAGCCGGTTTACCAGGCCATTGACCAGAGCAAGCTGATACCTCTTTTGACCGCAGCCCTAAAGGAAAGCATCTCTAAGGTCGAAACCCTCGAAACTGAAATGACTGCCCTCAAGGCTCGTGTCACGGCACTAGAGGACGCATAACATGCCATACATAGGTAAATCTCCAGAGTTTGGCGTCCGTAATCGCTTCGTATATCAGGCGACTGCGGGGCAAACTAGCTTTAGTGGATCTGATTCAGACTCACTGGTGCTGTCATACTCTGACAGCCTATATATGGACGTTTATCAGAATGGTGTGCTGCTAAAGCCTGGCACAGACTACACCGCCACGACAGGCACAACCGTTGTTCTAGTCACAGCGGCGTCACTAAACGACGTCGTCGAGATGGTGGTGTACGATGTGTTTTCTGTGGCTGACAGCTACACCAAGTCCGAGTCCGACACACGCTATCCCTTCAAGGGCAACAACAGCATCATCCGCTTGAACGGTCAGACCATCAGCGCAGACATCACGATTGACAGCGACGAGAACGGCGTGTCAGCAGGACCGATTACGCAGAGTGCCACCGTC